CGGTGATCAACTTGGTGTCGTAGGTCATATCCTTGTTTGCATCACGATAAACCTTCACGGGTTTGGCTTGTTTTAAGGCTTCGTACTTGCCTTGATGCAATCCGATTGCGTGACTGCCACGATATTGTCCCGGAACTAACCGAGCAACGCCTTGAGCATTGTGAAATTCCTTCACTCCCTTTGTGCCTGGATCAGTTGTTGCTGCCCATTTCTTAAAATGCCACACATCACCAATTTTGTAACTGACGGTTAACAAGTCATCAAAGACATTTGTCACCTTGCTTCCAGTATCCGAGTTGCGAATGCCAATGATGTTCAAGTTGTAATCACCTGATTCAAAGAACTTGTAGTTCTTCACTTTCATTGCTTGTTTGATTTTGTCTATCATTTGCCTTGTCCTTTATATGGTTTGGAACTCTTATGCTTGTTCTTGTGCTTGGTATGTCTACCAAGTTTGTTTTTGGGTTTAGAACGGAATGATGTGATGTTTACTTTTGCCCCCATAAGTACATTCTAAAATAGTCAAACTCTTCCTTTCCACCTTCGGAGAGATAGTTCAAATAAGCGTCATAGATCACTCCTTTGAACTCAATTGGTGTGGTTGTGGTATCTAATCCAGCACCTACCATCTTGACGGCATACACCTCCATTTGGTCTTGAACAACTTGCATCTGTTGAACCACGGATTCGGCTTTTTTTTCAGCAACAACAACCGCTTCTTTCAATTGCTCTTTCTCTTGCACTTTGCCTTCAACCATTTCTTCTCCTTTGGCTTTTGCTACGGAGACAACTGCGGATGCTTGACGAAGATTTGATTCAACCTTTTTCAACATTGCTTCCACCTCATCAATCGGGGGTGTTGTAACTGCACCAACTGGGAAGGCAATCTCAATGGCTGCGATGAACAGACAAAACAAAATGACAAAGTACCTCATAATTTTTTGACGGTGTTGATGATGCGAAGTTCTGTGATCGCAGCAGCCAATGCCGAATCGGATTTTTTTAAGGCATATCCAAGACGGTCAATCTTTAAATCCAACGCTTCAATTTTCTTGTTGGAGTTCTCAAGTTGCTCGGTGTACGATGACTTGACATCATAGTATAAATAGCTCACACCTACCAATGCAAGGAAAGCAACCCCAGCAACGGGATTCTTTCGGAATTGATCAAACGAAATTGGAAGCGGATTTGCGGATGGTTTTTTTACGGTCATTTGATGCGATTAATTTTTTTAGCCCAATAGATAACAGCCAAAACGCCCGAAATAATACCAAGAATCCCCACGCCAAAAGTAACAAGGGGTTGATAAATTTGAGCAAAAGTGATGACCGCTGATGAACCCGTGATGGCGGTGGCGATTGCTGCGGTGGTATCATTCAGGTTTTTCATTTAGATCGGGAATGGTGGTGGTGGTGGTGGGATGTATTCTGATTGGGGTAAGGTGAGAACCCAAGCGTATTGTGATGCTTGAACCAATGGGATATCTTGCTCGGATAAAAACAAAAACCAAACGCCATTGATATCGGTAACGCAATTAAAAAAAATGTCAGTTGCAAAATACTGACCTTGAATCAATTCTTTTTGTTCGGGTGTGCAAATGTATCCTATCATTATACTTGGCGTGAAAGGGTGGTTTGAAATGCTTGAACGGCGGTGTAAAAGTTGGATGCTTCAGTGTCTGATAAGCCGTCACCAATTGATGAAAATGCGCATTGGTGTGGCATAAAATCTGTAGGAATTAATTTACCATTTGCTGCTAAATAAAAATTATTTGTTCCGTAAGTTTGGGAATAACTTGTAGTATTAGTTGCAACCAATGAACCAGCAAAATATAATTTTCTGCTTGTAGTACTTAATTGTGAACCAATGTGCAATCCTAAAGTGTTTGTGTTATTTACAAAAGCATAATTAGCACCATATGCACCAGCAACATAAACCTTTTGTGATACTGCTGCATAATAAACAGAAAGCCAAGTTTCATTTGCTGTATTTAAAAAAGAACCTATATTAACACCGCTTGCAATTGAATTTTGTGTACGAGAATAAAAAGATATATGGTTATTATTTGCAGTTAAATTACCGCTCGGTGCTAATCCCGTATTCATATAAGCACTCGTCCCATTCGGAGTAGCCCCTGTACTCGCAAAAGTCCAACCGCTTGTAAATGTACCCGTAAATGAACTACTCTTTAAGTTCTGCGCACACGCAGCCGCACTTGCCCCGACCATTGGATAAATGGCTTTCATAGGTGTCCAAAGTGAATTGGCTTTTAAATTGCCAACCAATGTATTAATTGCAAATTTTTCAGTTGCAGAAAGTGAACCACCAGCAGCCGTTACTCTATCAAAAAATGCTTGTGCATCGGCATCAAAAGCACTAGAACTACCAATCAACCCCAACTGCGTAGGTAACTGCCCAGCGACTAACTTGTCACCAAACAACTTCTCATTGAACCCACGCATTATCCCAAAATCTGGCATCAATAATCTCCTTTAATTGCAAATATATTAACTCCTGCCGTGATGGCAACGGTCGTTCCTACCTTAACCACTTGACCAGCCTTTAATTGTAAATCTGAATATGCAGTTACCGCTCTTTGTGATGTCGTTGTAGTTGATGGCGTTATCCCTAGAAGTGCAATCTCATCAAACAACTTAAAGTTCGCACCGCTTGAATCACTCACAAAAATCAAAACCAAAGTTGCCGAATTTGTTCCTGCAACCTTTGCACCAATCTGTGTGATCTTCGTGCCGTTTGTTGCAGCGGTTAAAAGCGTAACGGTGTTTGTCATCGTTGCACCTGTTCTGTCCGTTGTTGCATCTGTAACCGTTGCAAATGAAAGCTCAGGTGACAGTGCGAATATGGGTGATGTATTTGCTGGCATTTTAGTAGTTATAGAATAAGTATAAATCCCCACCCGTTGAAGGTGGAATGTTTAAGTTTGTCAAATTAGAACCGTCAACGGCTGGAAGTTTTGCAGATGCATCCAACTGAACTAATTGAGATGCTCCGTTGAATGTGTTTCCTTGCTTTGTAACGGCAGATGTTAACCTCGCATCAGCCAATGTACCACTCGCAATATTTGATGCGTTTGTGGTGTCTACATCGGCAACATTGCCCAACCCTACTTGTGCTTTTGTAGTGGCGTGTGGGTTGCTTGTATTGGATGTGTGTGATGTAAGGGTTGAAAGATTGGCGGTGATTTGTGCTTGTAATTTCCCGAAGGCAACCAATACTGAATCAGTTGCAGAAATCACGGCATTTGTCACCAATGAAAGACCAGTCAAAACCACTGCCCTCACTCTCGCTGCGGTGAAATACTCGTTTGTTCCTTCGCTTATGTCCGTTGTTGTCAATACAACTGCACCCGTCTTTGTGTTTACGCTTTGAACATTCCCTTGAGATGCGATGGTGATGGTTTGCAGTGCATCATCAAAAGTGATGGATGTGTTTGAACCAGCCAACAAAGTTGCTTTGACCTTCGTGTAAACTCGTGTATTGGTGAAATATAGGTTTGTTCCCTCGGCAAGGTTTGTGGTTGAACTGGCTTCCAATACACGCTGACCGATGTTGGCAAGGTTTGTCCGCTTGGTGACATTCTCCGAATAGTCAACGATTGGTATTGAGTCCTGATTGACATCAATAGTTCCTATCGGATCAAGTTGTGAAATCTTCTTGTTACCCATAACTTTCTACCAAACGACCTCCATCCTCTTGGAGCAATAAAAATGAATCTTCAGTCAATAAAAAAAACGCAGTCAAAGCATCCACATCGTAGTTCTTTTGGTTGAATTCCACATTGCGTTCAAATCCCATATCACGGTTTGTTGTAAACAGTTTCTTGGTGAGATCAACTTCGTGTTCAACACCCATATCCCTTTGTGTGGTGTATATTTTTTCGCTCACGATACCTGATAGAATAATTCGTTGTTTAACAATGGGAGAACTTTCAAGATGCCTGTTTCAACCAACTCATCAGCCAATGACGGATTCAAATTGTTAGATGAAATCTGTGCATAGATTCTGTATTCGTGTTCACCAACTTCCAAAGTTGTGTTGTCGGTTGCGCCTTCATCAAACAAAAACTTGTTGTATCTTTCTTTGGCAGTTGATACATCGGTCAAAATGAAATTCTTGTATGCGTCAGTTTGTCGGCACTTCATACTAAATAAAAAATACGGGTTTGCAATAGTGACCTTTTCGGTCAATGTCACATACCAGTATTCGGAATCTTGTTTGGTTACCTTCAACATCTCTACAAAATAGCGAGAGTGAAAATATGTAACAAAAAAAGGGAGAGCAATTGCCCTCCCCATTTAGCCTATGAACAAAGAATCAATTAGATACCTAAAGCGGTAACAACTGAACCTTGCAATTTGTAAGGTGCTTCCGCTTCAATAGCGGAAAGAGTAACTTCATAACCGTTGGAATCTCCCATAGCAGTACCGGTGTTTGCAACCATTGCAGTTACATCACATCCGTACTCCTTGCCGACCAACCAATACTCATCGTTGTTGTTCTTAACGATGCAATAGCAACGACCTTGAGCAAGAAGCTTCATTTCGTTACGCTTGGTGGTTGACAATCTGCGAAGTTTGAAAACAACATCCGATTGATTGAATGATGTTCCGTTCTCAACAGATACGTTGGTGGTGATGGTCAATGATCCAGTACCTTTCGGCAACTCGTAATCGTAAACATCACCACTTGCAACGGTTGTGCCAGTTACTTCACCACTTGCAATTGTGAATTTTGAATCAACCCAAGTGATAAGGTGGATTGATTTGATACCTCCGACTGCATCCTTGCAATCAAGAGTAAATCCTTGTGTGAGTAAACAAGCCATCAGTTAAAAAGATTAAAGGGTGAAGTAAACGATTTCTCCGGGGAATGCAACTTGCACACCAGCCTTGAAAGTGAAACGAACTCTTACCTCGTCTGCGTCTTCGGAATACCACAGCTTTACGATTTCTTGTTCGTCAATCAAGTCCGTTCCCATAAAGAAGTTGCTCAAAGAACCAGCGTGAATTTTGTTAGTTCCGTTCAAACCACCAACTCCGATTACTTTCATATTTGTACCGGGATAGATCATCTCCATTGAAGTGGCAGCATCGGCAACATAGTGGAATAAGTTAGCGTTCTTCAAGTTAACCAACATCAACTTGTAAACATCAATTCCAACGAAGCAAACCAAGTCAGTTTTCTCAGCAACGGCAGCAGGAATGTTTGCATACACCTGATCCAAGATGTCATCAACATTGGCAGCGGTGATTGAAGTGAAGGTAGTTGGTGCAGCGTTCGCCAATACTGGAGAAGCGGCAGCAACGATTTTGTTGAAACCATCGAAACGACTCAAGTTAGGATTACCACTTGTGGTGTCACCTTGCCACATTGCAACTTCCAAAGTTTGTGCGATAACGGCAGCCTTTTCAGCACCGATCTGCTCTTCAAAAGGAATCATTGTTGGTGAACCGGGCATAATTTGTGTTTGCATCCACTTGGCTTCCAATGTCTTTGGGCAAAGAGTTTCTTCAACTTTTACAGCACCAACGGTGATGTTACGCTGAGTGAAGGTAGTTGTACCACTTGGTGAGTACCCACAGCCGTCCGCCTGAAAGAAAACGGTTGAAGCAAGGATGTTCAAAGCAGATGCAGATTTTACACCTACCTGAACTTGGTTAGAAGATTGCAACAAGGTTGCAGTTTTAGACCCGAAAAGAGCCTTAACCAACAAATCAGTTGATTGTTCGTTGGTGTAATTAGCGAGTGATCCTACAGAGAATGACATAGTTTTATTTGTTTATTGCGTTTTTGAATTTTTTAAGTGCTTCAAACTGATCGTTCTTTTTGTTTGAAACGGGAGTTTTGATTGGTGTTTCGCTTGGTAAGTCAGCAACTTTCTCAATCAAATCAATTGCTTTGCTCATTGCTTCCTTGTGCTGGGTGTTAGATGCAGACAAAGCCACAACCTTTGCAGACAATTCTGCGATTGCACTTTCCAACTTGCTCACAACATCATTGAAATGAGATACGGTTGCAAACTCTTCTTTGGCTTCAATCTCGATTTCGATTTCAGGTTCAACGATTTCAGTAACGATACCGTCAACAGTTGTCACCAACAAACCACCTTCAACTTCGTGAGTTGCGTCAGGTGCTGGGATTGAACCTTCAGCAGTTTGAACAAAAATGGCAGTACCTACCATCAATTCACCTTCCCATTCAACGATTGTTCCATCAGTCAAGGTGGCAGTTGCCATCTCAACTTTGATTTCTTCTTCGGAGAATCCCAACATCGTGCGGATTTCCTTGAGTGTTTCTTTTGCGTTCATTTTGATATAAATTAGATTTTATGTTTACTTGTTGCAATTTTACTTTCCATTCCACTTGGAAAGAATCTCTTTCATCTGCTCAATGAGTTGTTCTTCTTTGTCTTCGGGGAAATCAAAAACACCCTCTACCGAGAATCCTTTGAACTCACCGGATTTCACTTTTGCCCACACATCATCGTTGTCAATGAGATAAGAGACAAACCAAGAACCATCGGCAACCTCTTCAAATCCCTTCGGTGGCATCACACCTCTTTCACGATCTATGATGTATGATTCAAACAAACTCACTCCATTCATTATGGGTGTTTTGTGGTGTGCGTTCACGGAGTTGTACTGGTTTGACCTCGCCCATTTCTTCGCAATCTTGAAGATTGATTCCTTGTCAAACACCACATAATATTCACCACGGATGTCATCTCTGCGATAGATGGGTAAATCGGCAATCATCGCAGCACCAGTCACGATTCTTTTCTCCTCATCTTGGATGGCGAATTTTATAGGCGTTTCGCTGAATGCTAAAAAGTCCTTTTGAATGGCTGCGTTTTCAACAAGCGAAACAAAGTCAATGCCTGTCTCCTCGTCAAATTCGTTGATGTCTAATTTGTAAACTGGAAGTTTCATCTTATTCAAATAGCGTTATTGCGTAACAGATACCTTTTTCAACGATGCAACCCGACCTTGTGTGCGTGAGATGTCTCCCTCGGTCACATAAACTCGCTGATCAAATCCGCTTACTTGTGGCAATGTGGATGAGATTTGTGGTGCTGCCATTTGTGGCATACCTCCTCCGCTTGATTGCATTCCAGTTGGTGCTGATGGCTGACCACCTTTGAGGATGTCTCTTGCTCTTTTGGCATTATTCAAAATGGTTGCTGCTAATCCAATGTATTTTGCAATACCAGCAAGACCACCCGTAGCCAAGTTGTCAGGTGACGCTGGTGAACTCGTTGTAGTCATTGCGTTTGAAATACTCATTGCCGTATTTGCGGCTATTGTACCCAACGCCAATGCTTTACCCGCTGCCGTTTGTTCCCCTACCAATGATCCAATTGCATTTGCCAAATCAATTGACGCCTTGAAAAGGTCTTGTTTAGATTGTTGTACGGCTTTTTCTGCGTTAATTCTTTTGTTTGCACTATCAAGAGCAATCGCAGCTACAACCTCGCCTTCTTTCTTTTTGTTGGCAATGAATTCATCACTTGCCTTCTTGTCGGCTTCGGCTTGTTGCTTGTCAAAGTTTAATTTTGCGGTTGCTGTATCGTTTTGATATTTGGCTTTGATTAATCGTAGGGCTTCTTCGTTCCCTTCGGCTTCTTTCAATTGCTGCCAATAGGCATCACGCAACGCTAATTGCTCGTTTTCATACTTAATCTTGATCTCCTCTTGCTCGGTCTTGGCTTGTGCCAATCTCCTCTCCCTTTCGGATTCAACAAACCCTTGTTGGGCTTCAGCAATTTGGTCATTTTTTAATTTCTCCGCTGCGGCTGCTTCTTCTTCCTCTTTCTTTTTCTCGGCTTTCTTCTTGTCTCTTTCCGCTTGTCTATCCTTTGCTGCTTGATCGTTTGCATCCTTTTGTGTTTTGGCTTGTTCTTTTTGAAAGTTCTGTTCTTCAATTGCCAAAACTGCCAATGCGTTTTTGGTATCCAGAATAATCTTGCCCCACTCTTTTTCCGTGTTCTTCCCGTAGTTTGCACGAGCTTGTGCAAGGTCATTCTCTAACTTTTGTCTTTGCTTATTGAATACACCAACTTCATCTCCTCTTGCTTTCAACAATGCAATCTCTCTGTCAAGTTGCTCGTTGGCTTTCTCTGTTGTCTTATTCAACTTTGCCAATGCTCTGTCCTCTGCCGATGTTATACCAACCCAATCCGTAAATTGCTGAACCAACCCACCGACAAACTTTGCCATTGCACCAAGACCGGGTATCAATGACATCACGGCTTTCTTGAGTGAATCAAAGTTCGTGATCACCAATGTCAACACAATACCAATTCCACCCAATGCAAGAGTTGAAATCCTGCCCAATGATTGGAATGCTTTGGTTACACCACCACGAATGTCTCCAGCAATAGCCATAAACTTTTGCTGAACCGCACCAAGTCCCTCAAGACCTTCAGCCAAAGCCATTGCACCTTGAAGTTTGACCATTGTCTTTTCAAGTTCCTCCGACTGATTTCCAAACAAAGCCATTGCCCCTTGTGCTGCTTGAAATCCACGAGCAACTCCAGAAACAACCGTATTGATTTTGGCGAAGTTATCAGGGTTCACCGCCTTGACACGATCATTAAAATCGTCCATCCTATCACGAGCAGCAGCAAGAGCCTTTTCCGCTCTTTGGGCTTCGGGTGAGAATTCGCCAAACTGCATCACGGCTTGTTGTGCTGCGACTGTCAGTTCTCGGATTTCTGCCTTCATTGATTTGAAGTCAGGTTTGTTGACCGTTAAGTCAATAGATGCGTTTAATGCCATTTTATTTTTCTCCCATTAAAAAGTAATCAATACCATCTGTCACGATCTCGTGAGCTGCCCAGTTGGTGGAAATATTATGTGTGTCAGCCCCATCAATTTTCGCAGTTCCTGTGGTTGCAATTGTAACGGAATGTGCTGCCGTTATTTTCTTCACTGCAAAATACTTCCCACTCAACCCAGTTGGATCAGGCAATGTCAAGACCATTCCTCCAGTTGCTGGATTCAGCAAAAACAAATAATCATCTTTTGTTGCGGTGTAACTTGTTGTAATCGTTTTAACTTCCCCACCACTCAAAAAGTTGGGATACATCTCGTAGTTGCCCACATAGAGTGTATCGGGTTTTGTTACGGTGAAATCCTCACAAACCAAAGCAACGCTTCCATCCGTACCCATTGGGAATGCGACATTTGTCAAACCAAGTCCCGAATTGTTTACATTGACAGAATCATTAACAACCCCACTACCCACAAAAACACCCATTCCACTATCTTGGCTTGTGCCTACGCTCACTCCTTTGATCCCCGGCTTGATTGGAAAGTTTCCTGCTGGATATATATCACCGTTAATTTCTTCACTTTCTCCTCCTCCCGTACCACTTCCTATGGTTTTGTTTGTGATAGTTGCTGGTGGTATAAATTGAGCCAAAAGAAATTCACATTGATACACCCCATCTTGCATTGGATTGTAATCGTTGACCTTGTTCAATCTCCAATACTGACCTTCAAAGAAATAAAGATTCTTAAATTGTAAGTTAAACCAATCGGAAGGAGTTATCCGGAAATATGCTCGTACAATCTTGGAGTTTTTATTAGTAATCTCCGTAATAAATCGGTAGTAAAAGTTAGTTACCAGATTTGAATTTCCGTATTTGTAACCAGCACCAACACCCAACTCTCTTGGCATCCCAAAGAGAATGTCAAATGTTGGATTTGCAATTGAATCATAATGCAATGTCAACGGCAATGATGCCCGATTTGAGTAAAATGGTAGCATATAGGAAATCGGATACAATCTCCAAGATACACCAGTTTGCAAACCGCTATAATACAGTATCCTCAAATCACCATCTTTCTCGGAATCCACATAAGACAAGACAAAGTTCTTTTGTGCGTTCGGGTAGTTCTTGATTTGAGTTGGTGAAAATACGATGTCAATCTTTTTCTCTGTTTTCACAAAGTCATTGTCAACCTGATAAGTTCGTGAACCGTAGGTTGTTTGATACATCTCTTGATATTCTTGGTTGCTTATATCACCGCCTTGCTTGTAACTAAACATATAGGGGTTTGCATCCAGTTCACCCATTGGCACAATTTCAACTGGTTGTGAGTAATCAAGTTTTTTTGTCCAATCAACATTAATCCCATTATAGAAATCATCACGAGGAACGCATCGTAACACCTTTGGCTGGTCTTTGTCAGGTTCAATGTACAAGTTGAACATCTTAACAAAAGACATCAGCATATCACTTTGCTTCACTTCGGAATTTAAGAATTGAGTGAAATCAACAGTTTCCCCATAGCCAAAAGTGAAGGCTGTGGAATCATTCTCAACAAAGGAGTTGGTCAATAGATCAAGCGTAAAATTGCTATTGACAAGATTTGTGTTGTTCAACGAATCATATACTTGAGTCAATTTGAATGTCACACTATCTCCAATGTTGGCACGAGAATAAACCAAGTGTACATCGTTTGTTGTAGGGAACACACCAAATGTCTGTTGAAAAGTTCCCGTCTTGACAAGGATGTTATTCACATACATCCCAATGGCAATGGTGAAATTATCCGGTGGATACAAAGGTGAATAAGTACCTATGCTACACACCATATTTAAGCTCAAATCAAACACATACTCACCAGCAACAGGAACGACATAAGCACCGGTAGTATTGTTGTAATTGTTACCGTTGTCATAGTTGCCTGATGTGGAATCGTTATTGAAGATTAAGGTTGTTCCAAGCAATAGTGATTGAGTTGTGGTTCTTGTTGCTTTGTATCTCCTTTGCTCAATGACTGCTGAACTCACCGTCAATCCGTTTGGTGGTGTAACAACAAGCCTTTTGAATTTATCGTTGTTGAAATACGAATCTGCCGTGTACGAATAACCAGCACCCGAAAAGATTTTGTCAACTACCGTCTTTGCATAAAGGCAAGGAGTCATTGAAGAGACCTCAAACTGTGTGATGTTCTGCGTTTTTGAATAACCCTTGTCAATCATCGCATACATATACCCCTCACCGTAGGCGAATGCTTGTGGTGTTCCGTTCTTGAAGATTTGGTTTGACCAAGAATCTATCACCGAACCACTTGACAAGGTGTGATTGTACTCGCTAAAGTTTAACGCATTCAGTTTGCGTTCTGCAATGGTGGTGAATAGGTCGGCAGTTTGTCCGTGCAATGAGCATTCGTAAACGATTGCCGTGCTATCTGTGACATTGATTTGAATCAATCGGATGAATCCCCTCAACTGCTCTATCTCATCCAACAGAACGACAACATCTGCTTTCTTGTTAGGGTTGAAATCAGGTGCAAATTGAGTTGATGTGCGAATCGTGTGTTCAACCTCAAAGATGTGTGAGAATAGTTTGTTGTTTTGTGCCGTTCCGGGGATGGTGATTGTCTTTGTCCATTCCGATGACCGTGATTGTGGTTCACGGATGTCGGCAATTGCCTTGTTAATTGAGATGTCAAAATCAGCAGACAAATCAACTGGGGTGTTGTTGACCAATAGCCTGATCATATGCGTTGCGATTTGTCAGCGAATGAAAGAGTGATGTCAAGTTCCAAGTTGAACATCCTATCTTGTACCGTCTTCTTCTGCTCGTAGTTGGCATTGTCTATGTTGACCGCATACAAAGTGCCGTCATACATATACACAACCGGAGATTCAATTAGGTCTTTCAGCCAAACCGATTCGGTGTCGTTTATCCAGTTACTGAACAGTTTGATTTTTTGGCTTGTCTCTGTGTGATAATTTGTGCGAGTTCTTGCCGATGTTTGATATCCGTAAGTTGCACCAAGTGTGTATGGGTTCTGTTGGAATTGCTTTCGTGTGACTTCAAAGTTGTCTCTTCTCACCATATTAAAACGAAAGGATTCAAACCCTCCCAAACGGTTCATAAAGAAGATGTCAGTTGTTTCGTACTTACTGCATTCATCTTTTATGTTGAATCGGTATGTCTCGGATTTGGAAGTACCTCCAGCCTTCAACACCACATCAAAATAGGTTGCTGCACCAGGGATTGTCAATTGGCTACCCACGGGGATTCTCACGACCTTTGAAGATGGCAAAGAGAATGTTTGTGTACTGGCATCGGAGTAAGTAATCAAAACGCTTGTGGCATCTCCCTTCAAACAATAGAGCCAATCCTTTTGGGTTCTGTGGATGGTTCGTGTTCTCACATTGGTCAAGAACTTTGCGGATGTGGATGTGGCGAGATATTGCCCTTCTGCATATGTCACCAAATCAAATGGGTTCAATGATGCGTTCCAAACCGTTCCAGTTGCTGAAGTCAAGTCAAGGTATTCGGTGATTGTTCCCGTTGCTGATGGTGAGTACTCATACCCAAACTCCACCTTGTAATCTGTGAATGAGTTTACGCATCCGCTTGGTGATGAATCGGTGAACTCCCAATTGTTGGTCACATAAGATTCCAAGATTCGCCCAATGTTGAACACCCCTTTGTTCGTACTTCCAAAATAGATGGGTGCTTTGAGTTTTGCCACGGTAGTTGATGCGACCTTGACATCTGCGATGAACTTGAAATTGTCCTTTGTGTAGATACCACCTGAAGATTCGGTGATCACGAAGTTCGTGTCGTTGAATGCTGGGTGATAAGTATTGGGTTGTTGAGTGATAGATAATGCCACACACAAAAATAGCACTCCAAAGAATGCGTTCCATTTACAACATTTCGTGCAGACAAGCCACAAGATAGGCATTAAATCCCTTTGTCGCTGCCTGTTCAATTCGCTTCTGTCTCTCCTTGGTTTTCTGCTTGTAGAATGCGATGGTGTTCAAGAACTCAATCAACGGCATTGTGAGAATCGCATCCCACTTTGTACGGTCTCCTTTGACAATTCTGTCAACCAACTCCAACCAACCTATCGGACTTGCGTTATCTCCTTGTTCAACTTCTCCATCTCCTTGATCAAATAGGATTGGATAGTTTTCAATAACTCCGGATAAACTGCCGAAAAAAAAAGCGAATAAGAATACGGAAGCGGAACAGCCATTGACAGAAACAAATCGCACTTGTCCTGATAGTGTGCTTGAGCATCTTTGATGGTCTTTGACTTGCCAAAGAAATCCACCTCGTACGCAAGTAAAGCCATTATCTTGTGAAGGCTTTCAATCGTATCCCCGTTGAAAACTTGCTGGAGTTCAATGAAGTGGTGACCGCAAATCTCGTTTGGTGTTTTTGCCAATCGGAAATATCTGCCTTTGTGCTTAAACATAAATTGCACAGGTCTGTTTGGAAGCTCATTCAAGAACTCCAACTTTTTGAACTCTCTTGTAAGGTCATCAATCGGCATCGATTCTACCTTGTCCATTGACCAATGGTTAACGATGGCAAGGATGTTCATTGTCCGTTCAATGTTGGACATATCACGACAAGAGTGAATCTCTTGCAGTTGGTGGATGGTTATGTTGTTCCAGTTCATATCGTTTCAATTTGTAACGGTTTAAGCAAAATAAAAAGTACCCGGTCTGTTGTGTTTCTTGCAGTCAACTGCCAAAGCCAAAGCCATAACACAGTCATCGTGCAACCCTTGTGGTGCAGTATACCTCACACCCGTTCTTGTGTACTCAAATTCAAAGTTCTCCATCTCACTTCCGATGGGTTCTTCAGGGAAATACACTTCCCGATTTTGTACGCTGATGACCAACCCTTCAATCAGTTGTTGTTTACTCTGTGATGTGAACTTAAACCCTTTGATTCGGGGATGGCTTCTTTGCAATTGCTCAACGATAGGATCCCCAACACCGGTACTATCACAGAATGCTGGAGTTACACCAATCAATGTCGTAATTCTTGCCAATGTTTGCGACCAATCCGCTTGGAATCGGTCAACATATGCCACACAATTCATTGCATCCAAGCCAATTATAACCGTATAATCCGAATACTTTGCCAAATCCACACCCCAAGCGACAACACTTCTGTTGGTTACTGGCTTGTAACAACTACGGATTGCATCAATTCCGAATGGGTTTGTCTTGTCATCGGCTGGTTCTGCCAAATAGAGTTCATTGAAAACGTGAAGTGGGAGATCTCGTTTGGCTTGTTCAACCTCTTCCAGTTTGAGAATCCCTTCCTTAACTGCATCGTATGCCGTAATCTTGAAATACTTATATTCATTCTCCCCGCTTCTCGCCCGTTCGCCCAATTTGTAGAACCAATTCTTCTTCCCTTTGACATTCCCAATCAGTTTGCATTTGCCTTGTGTGGCAGTTAGAGTTGAACGCATAGCATACCACGATTCCTCACGCATACGAGATGCCTCATCTATCACCGCAGCGTAGACATCATCCCCATACAAGTTGTCAGGCTTCTCCCCTGATTTGAATTCTATCCTTGCACCCGTTGGAAGAGTGAGCAAAAGTTTAGTTTCGTTACTGATAAAGAAGTTCTTGTCTGTGACTTGTGACTTCATCCTTCGGAATGCAATCTCCGCTTGTTGGTATACTGGTGCAACCCACCACACGGATTGGTTGTCCTTGCACTTCAACGCTTGTTCAAATAACCATATGATGTGACTTGCCGTCTTGCCCGTCTTTGTACTCGCAGCAGTAATGGTAAAACGAGCATCACAATCAAGGATGTCCTTTTGGTAACTCGTGACATATGGTCTTTGATAGGTTATTTGCATAAACTTTGATACACACTTAATCTTGTCAAGTTGTGAAGGTCAAGGTTGTGGTAGGTCTCACAATAGATGCGATTTGATTCGCCCATTGACCGTCTCACAGAATGACCAGCATCAATCAGTTTTTCAATGGATGCTTTCCAGTTGTTTTGAGTTGCAAAGATTACACCATCATTTCCGGTATGGTATAAGTATGGGTAAACTGCTGAACAGATAATGGGGATAGAATATGCAGCGGCTTCCACAATCTTCAACTCACTCTTGCAGTTGTTAAAGTGGTTGTCCTGAAGGGGTGCAAGTACGAAATCAAAGTGCTTGTAAACCTCACCGTATTCAAATACCGAAGTGCCTTGAACGATGTTGGCTTTGGGAATCAGTTTCACGATGTTGTTCCAATGATCACTCGGTGTGTATCCGCAAATGTAGAAATCCACATCCATTGAATTGATGTCATCGGCAATGAGCTTCAAATCCTCCTCGTGTGTGATTCCACCAACCCATCCAATTTTCACTCTCTCGTTCTTTTCCTTTGGTTGCTTCCATTGGTTGTGAGATGTATCCAAACAGTTTGGCACAATGTAGACATTCTCGTTGATTGTCCTGACTTCATTGGCGAGTTTTTGAGTGGTGCAGAATACTGCATCCGCATAGTTGATGGCATCCTTGATTGAGTTCTTTATCCCTTTGCGATATGCCCAGTATGCTGGATTGTATTTTGGTAACACCCAATAATCATCCACATCAATCACATAAGGCTTCCCGGCATCCGTGATGCGTTTCAAGACATCGTACTGGTTCTTACCAAGCCATCGTGAGAATACAATCACATCGTATGGTGCAAGGTCAACCGTCATCCATTCGGCTTGTGATTGGCAAACATCCACCTCTGCTTCTCCGTTTATTTGCATTCTCAAGTGTGGTGCGTAGATGCGATGGTAAACCACACCATTGATTCCGTCTGTTAGTATTAAAAGTTTCATAGGGTATTAAGTAAGAAGTTAAAGCCTTGATTCGTTAAATAGTCAAAGCCATTGTTTACAGGAATAACATTTGGTGAGTGAACACATACCTCAAGCAATCGTTTCACTTTCATTTGCTCTGCGATTGCGTAGGTGCTTGACTGATTCCCAATGAACGCCTTGCAACTGCCGACAATGGTTGCCAACATCAAAGCATCCTGACATTTTAATAGTTCACAATCCAATTGCCATCTCTCGGTGAATGCGATGTACTCAGATTCGTATCCAAAGAAGACGCACTTGTGTTCCTTCAATGGGAAATAGTTGATAT